ACCGGTAGATACCCTGATAATGGACGACATTTATAAGGACGCTAAAACGGCGTGGTCGGCAGTTGTTCGGGAAGCTATCGAAGATTGGTACGATACGGTTGCCGAAACCCGATTACACAACAATAGCCAGCAGCTTATAGTATTTACCCGCTGGCACGAAAAGGACTTAGCCGGCCGCCTATTGGAGCAGCAAGGAATATACGACCCGGTAAACAATCCGAACGGGTGGGTAGTAGTAACATACCAAGCGATTAAGAAGGGCGCACCTACCGAATACGACCCGCGCGAAGAAGGTACGGCACTATGGCCCGAACGCCACAACTTAGAAAAGTTGGAAGCCATACGCACCCGAAACCCGCACGTATTCGAAAGCCTTTACCAGCAAGACCCCAAACCTTTGCAGGGCCTTATGTACGAAAATCCTTTTAAGGAATACGACATACTGCCGGCCACCAAGCTACGGAAGGTTAAGAACTATACCGATACGGCGGACGAAGGCGCGGATTTCCTTTGCTCGATAACCTACCTTGAAACCGAGATAGGAAACTTTATTTTGGACGTGCTTTATACGGCTAAACCTATGGAGTACACCGAACCCAAAACGGCCGAAATGCTAACCAAACACGCGGTAGAATTGGCCGTAGTAGAGAGCAACAACGGCGGCCGGGGCTTCGCGCGTAATGTAGAGAAACAAGCCCGGTTAATGGGTAACAACAAAACCCGTATTAAGTGGTTCCACCAAAGCCAAAACAAAGCCGTACGCATATTTACGCATAGCGCGGAAGTGCAAAACCTTACCTATTTCCCGCGCGGGTGGGCGCAAATGTGGCCCGATTTCTACCAAGCCCTTACGCACTATATGAAGGTTGGCAAGAACGCCCACGATGACGCGCCGGACGCATTGACCGGAACCGTAGAGCAACGGCCAATTACAGGTAAGAAAAGCGCGGCCGGATATTTCGCATAATGTTTAACTATCAATAGACAATAAAATGAACAGCAAGCAGATTAACGAACTTTTGGCGAGCGAGAACCATAGTACCGCTATTGCCGAATTGAAGAACGGACGTAATGCGACCGAGCCGAACGCGGCCGAATATATCGCCCAGCTTGACCCCCAAGGCCACGACGTAAACGACCCGGTAAAGCGTAGGGATAAGAAGGTAAAAGTAGACCTTTCCGACTTCGATATAAACGACGAAGAAAAGAAGAACATAAAGACCGTTACCAATGGCGACGGGGAAACCGAAAACTTCCGTATCGAGCCGGTAGCCCGCGTAGCCTTGGCGATTCAGAAACTTATAGTAAAGCGGGCCGTAGCCTTCACGTTTGGAAACCCCGTAATTCTTAATGCGGAACCGGAAGAAGGCACCAAGGAAGCCGACGTTTTGAAGGCTGTAAAGCGTGTTTTGTTCGATAACAAAAGCCGCACCCTTAACCGAAAGGTAGCGCGGGGTATGTATAGCAGTAAGGAATCGGCCGAACTTTGGTACCCGGTGGAGAAACCGACGAAAAACTACGGCTTCGATTCAACGCACAAACTTCGGGTAGCCATTTTTAGCCCGTTGTTCGGCGATAGGCTTTACCCCTACTTCGATGAAACGGGCGATATGGTAGCTTTTTCCCGCGAATACGTCGTAAAGGATAGCGCGGGGGTAAAACATACCTATTTCGAAACCTATACCGATACCGAAATACGGAAATGGACGCTTACCAGCAACCAATGGCAGTTATTGGACGGCTACCCCAAGAAGAACCAAATAGGCAAAATCCCGGTTATCTATGGCCGCCAGCCCGCCGTAGAATGGGAAGACGTGCAGAACCTTATAGACCGCTTGGAAAAGTTGCTTTCTAACTTCGCCGATACCAACGACTACCACGCAAGCCCGAAAATCTTTACTACGGGTACTATTTTGGGTTGGGCCAAGAAGGGCGAAAGCGGGGCCGTTATCGAGGGCGAAGAAGGCGCGACCGCACAATATCTAAGCTGGGCGCAAGCCCCCGAAAGCGTCAAATTAGAGATAGAAACCCTTTTGCGTATGATTTACACCATTACGCAAACGCCGGATATTGCTTTCGATTCGGTAAAGGGTATCGGGGCCGTTTCGGGTGTAGCCTTGAAGTTGCTATTTATGGACGCGCACCTAAAAGTACAGGACAAATGCGAGGTGTTCGACGATTATTTACAGCGTCGATTAAGCGTAATACAGGCGTTTTTAGCACAAATGAACGCCAAGGATAAGGCTTTTGTAGACGCTTGCGGTAGCCTTATTATCGAACCCGAAATAGTGCCGTTTATGATTGAGGACGAAGCCGCGAACGTAAACCTTCTTCTTTCGGCCACCGGTCAGAAGGCTATTTGTTCGCGGAAGACGGCCGTACAACAGTTGGGCTGGGTAAACGACACGGACGCAGAGATAGAACAGATAGAAGCCGAAGAAAGCGCGGCTTCCTATTCGTCTATTTACGAACCCACCGTATAACTACTAACCAAGTATCTAATTAAGATATGGGTAACATAGTAGCAAAATTCGACATAGATAAGCTATTTGCAGGCGTTTACGAAGCGGTAGACATCATAACTGCCACCGTTGTAGACGCTATGCAAATGGCTTGTTTAGAGGTTACGCAGAACGCTAAACTATTGAACACTTACAAAGACCGAACGCACCTATTACGTTCGTCGATTGGCTTTGTTATCTACAATCACGGCGAAAAGGTAGCGGAAAGTTTCGGTTCTACCGGCGGGGAGAAAGGAAGCGAAGGCGTAGAAAAAGGTAAGCGTATGGCGGAAGAAGCGGCAGCACAATACCCGAACGACATAGTAGCGGTTATCGTTGCCGCCGCCGATTATGCCCTATACGTTGAAAGCAAGGGGTACGACGTAATTAGCGGCCCTTGCAGCGAGTTAAACGCAATTTTAAGTAAGTATATCCAAATTGCAATAGAAGAACTTAGGGCGTAATGGATAAAAGGCAAGAAGTTATAAAATATATAGCAAGCGTAGAAAAGCAACTTTACGCCTTGTTTGGCAATACCTATCACGCGGCCCTAAAACTTACCGAGGTTAGGAAAGCGATAGAATCGGGGGCTTCTTTTACCTGGAAAGGGAACCCGGCCGCCGAACGCAAGTTAGACCGGTACCTAAAAGACCTTAGCAGCAAAACAGCCCTTATTACCAAGAACGGAATTATAGGAAGTTGGGACAAAGGAGAAGCACGGGTAAAGGAACAGGTGTTAGAAGTATTCGGGAAGACTTCGACGCGGCGGAAAGAAACTACCGACATTTGCGAACAGGCAGTAAAGGCACACCGGGCCAAAGGAGCAACGGGCCATGCCTACGCCAATGCCAGCCGCGAGGGTATGAACCTATCTACCCGTGTTTGGAATTTGACGGCGAAGGCGAAACAAGAACTTGAAATTATCATACAAAACGGCATACTTGAAGGGAAAAGCCCGGAAGAAGTAAGCCGTAGCCTTCGCGGGTACTTGAACAATCCCGACGCGCTTTATAGACGGGTTCGCAACAAGGAAACCGGGGAACTTGAATTAAGCCAAGCGGCGAAACAGTACCACCCCGGCCAAGGTGTATATAGGTCGGCGTACAAGAACGCCCGCCGCCTTGCCGTTACCGAAATGAACGCCGCCTACCGCCGTGCAGAGTGGGAAAGCTACCAAAATAACCCCCTTATTATCGGGTACGAAATTCGGTTGAGCAATAACCATACGGTAGTAATTAACGGTAAATTACGAACCTTATACGATATTTGCGACGTATTAGCCGGTCGATACCCTAAAACTTTCCTTTGGACGGGTTGGCATCCGCATTGCCGTTGCGAAATGGTGCCTATCTTTATTTCGGAAAGCGATTTTAGGGAACGAATAAGGGCACGTAAGGCCGGAAAGTTGAAGGATTGGAAACCGAACCCCCAGCGCACCGTAACGCAGGTTCCGAAAGCCTTGACCGATTGGATAGCCAAAAACGAGGAACGCTCGAAAGGTTGGAAGACCTTACCGTACTTTGTTCGGGATAACCGTAAAAGTATAGGCACGTTGCCGGTAAACACCTACACCGCCGAAGAACGGAAGTTTACGAGAGCAAGAAGCACAGCCGAAGCAATGGAACGGGCAACGCAATTGCTTAGTACGCTTTACCCGGATATTCAGAATACAGAACTTGCGGCCCTTCATCACTACACCCAGCAAGGCGGGAACTACCGGCAGCTTAATAAGCAGTTGGATAAAGGCACCCTTACCGACTTTAACAAGGCTTCGGCTTCCCTTATGGCTAAGGCGTTGGAAGAATTGCCGAAGTATCGGGGAACCGTCTACCGAGGCGCGATTATGAAGCGGAAGGATTACGAACGCCTTTACGCTGGCAGGGACGAAATAAAACACGCTATTTTCACTTCATCGACGAAGACCCCGGCCGTAGCTTGGCGATTTGCCAGCTATCGGGATTTGAAGAAGTCGGAAGTACGGATACTTTTTGAGATTCAGAGTAAAAACGGCCGCGACATATCCGATATTTCGGAATTTAACGGTAAATTTGCTACCGAAGACCAGCAGGAAGTATTATTTACTAACGGTACCAAGTTTAAGATAGTAAGCACCGATACGGATTTGTTCGGCACTATTTACGTTAAAATGCGGGAATTATGACAGACGAAGAGAAATTAAAAGCCCTTGACCCGAAGAACCCGTTTACACAGGCTATAAAGGATTGGGCGAATACCCCGGAAGCAGAGCGGCAAAAGTTTTACGAGCGGAACGCGGCCGCTATTGACCGTTGGCAGGCAGAAACCGACGCAATGGCGGAAGACGACGATACAGACGAAAAGAAGGAGTAGCACCGCGCTACTCCTTCCTTATTTTTCCCAAATTTCCATTTTACGGCGTTCTGTTTGGCGGACGGGTATTTAATACTACACAAAGACGATGCACGAAAATAGGGGCGTTTCTCGGCATTAAAAAGGCTCCTTTGTTTTAGATAGCAGTTTAAGCAAGCGTTCGTTATATTCCGAATCTTCCCCGAATACACCAATAGCCACTCTTAAAACCCGGATTTCGTTTTCCCTATCCTTTTGTCGTCGATATATAATTTTCAACCTATCGTATGCGTGGCGACCGTTGGAACGCATCGCTATATTTTCTTCGTAGACTTTTACCGCGTCTTCTATATTCCCTTCCTTTTCGTACCTAATGCCAAGCAAATTTAGCTTTGCGCTTCTTTGTATTGAATAATCCAGCCGTCTACCTTTTGCAATGTTATTAAGTGCTTGGTAATAAATATTTCTATCTATTGTAACGTATTTGTTCCCTAATTGTTTAGCTTTGAAAGCCAAACGAGAAAGGCCGACTTCTTCCCCAGCGTAAACGATGTTTTGAGCCGATAAAAAAGATACAGGTACTTTTATTTCGTCTTTGTGGGCTTCGATATTAGAAGGAGTAGCCTCGGTGTTGCCACAAAATAGCTTTTTTATCCATTTCATACTATTGCTTTACGAAAATGTACGGTAACGATAAATCGGGGTCGTGAAGGTTCATTTTCGTATCGCTTTTTATCGAAAGCGCGAATTTCTTGTATAGCTTCTTGGTGGAAGTCCGGTATAGGCGTAGTTCATCGGCCGCGTTAGAGAGCCAATAAAAACACGGTACGTCTTCGTACCCCTCGCTATGGTAAACCAATTCGCCGAAGGCAGAGAAAAGCAAGCGTTCGCCTTCGATAAAGTCGTTTTCGTAGATTTCTACGGGCTTATTGTTTTGGGTTCCGAATATGATTTTATCCGGGTCGGGTTGCAATTCGGCACCGGGATAGTCGCCAAGGTTGGAAAATTGCGTATCGGCCCAAGTCCCATTAAATACGGATAAGGCTTTTTCTTGTTGTTCTGTGTAACTTCTTCCGGGGTCTTCATCTTTGGAACAACCGGCAAAAGCCACTACACAGGCCAAAAGGCAAAAGTAAATTTTCTTCATATCGAAAACTATTATTACCCCAAGGCCCGAACAGGCATTACACAAATAAAAAAGCGTGGGCCTTTCTTGGTTTACAAGTTTGAGGCATCGCCAAACGCCCACCGTAAAATAAACCATAACCCACGCTTAGCGATATATCGAACAATGATATACAGCAAGCAGGCGTTAATAGGTCTATCTATTACGGTTTGTTAATTGGCGATTTTCAAACTTAGATACCTATACGCTTTTACAAGCGTCCCCGGATTTCTCCCCGGAAACATTGCAAATATACTGCAAAAACACTAAACAACACTATTTTACGGCATAAAATCGCGCAAAGAGCAAGGCAGGGGCAACCCAGCCCCTACGCAGGAGCAGACCAGCACCAGCCCGGCGGCAGGCTTGGGGCTATTGTACTTCGGAATCAGATAGTTACGTTTGCTTTATTGCTTAATATCTTATAATACAATTATTTGCGGTTATGCGAAATTCATGCGTAAGCCATAGCCCAACCCCTAACCAGCCCCAAGCGAGGGGTTTATTTTGGGCCGCGCAACCTTCATTTATCAAACTATTATAAATAACTAAATATCAATTATTAAGGCACACACAAACAAGGAGCTTGCCAGCTCCTTGGCAGGGGGCTACTTAGCCCCTGTGGATAAATATAAGGATAAAGATATATATAGAGAGAAAGAGGGTGTAGGGGGAAAGAGAGGGAAAACGGGCTTTCGACTTGCGCCCCGAACTACCAACATTACCGGGCAGCTTGCAACATTAACTACCAACATTACCGGAATGTTGATAGTAACCGCCGCTATGTTGGTAGTTCCGCCGGCAGAATGTTGATAGTAACACAGCGGTAACAAAATTCCCATATTTCTACTTATTCACGAAGGGCCGGATAACCGACGAAGCAAGAATACCCGTTTTTGCCCTTTCTCGTGCCCGCCATTCGATTTTATGCGGTTGGCTGGTATATTTCCTTGTTTGGATAATAAAACGGCCTAAAATCGCCTTCTTTTGCTATCTTTCGTACTGCATTGCTATTTGTTCGTGAAATTATCTTTTCAACTATCGAGGCAACCAAAGACCACCCCAGCCCCTTATAGGCCCATACGGTTGAATTGTTGAAACGAGTGTAGAGAACTTGCAACGCTATACAAATATTCGTATTACTATAATACGTTTCTTTGTTGCAGGTTTAATTAAATCACAAAAATCAAAATGGAACTAAACGAAATTGTAGCACTACTTGAAACACAGTTTCCGGGCGTGCGAAAAGACGGGCTTAACCAGCTTGCGCGAGTTATCGCCATGCAGGTTAATACCAAGGAAGAAGCTACCGGTATCGTAGGTAAACTTACCGCCGAAGCCGTAGCGAAGTTTGTAGCGGATTGGCGCAAAGACGCGGACGCGGAAATAGACAAAGCGAACAAAACGCGCGAGGACAACCTGCGTAAGAAGTACGACTTTGTAGAAAAGAAACCGGAAGAAGGCGGTACCCCACCCGCACCGGCCGGAACCTTGGACGCTGCAACCGTGCAAGCAATGATTACGAACGCCGTAAAGGAAGCTACTAAGGGCTTGCAGTCCGAAGTAACGAGCCTTCAAAGCGCGGCCGTAACCGCCAACCGCCGGGAAACGCTTGTTAAAGAGCTTGCCGACGTACCCGAAGCCTATAAAGCAAAGGTTCTTAAAGATTTCGACAGAGTAGCCAAACTTGGCGGCTTTGCCGACGAAAACGCCTTTAACGAGTATCTGACCGAAACCAAGAACGACGTAGCAGCCTTCGGCCAAGAGTTGGCAGACCGGGGCCTAAGCCTTCACGAAAAACCGGTACTTGGTTCCCCCAACAAGGACGGAGTAAGCGCGGGCGTAGAAAGCTACATACAGGCAAAGGCCGCAGAAGCCGCAAATAAGGGCTTGGGCGGCAAAGAGGTTTAACGCTAAAAAACTTTCGAAATGCTTAAAATCGACAGGAAAAAGGATAACCGCGTAATTCGTGCGTTTACCCACAAGGTCGCCGACATTCCGAACGGTATTACCGTTTCTGCCGACGACCTTACGCAGAAAGTTCTGCACGAAGGTACGCCGGTTGGCAAAGATGAAAACGGGCTTTATCATGTAGTGAAAGTAGCCGTTCTTACCGACGACGCTACGAACTCCGCTACCACCTACACCGTAAAGAAAGGCCATAACTTCAAAGTCGGCGACGTGCTTATGCTGGCTCCCGGCGGGGCGGCCTACGCTATTACCGCTATCGCCACAAATAGCGGCGACGGCAGCAAAGACGACCTTACAGTAGGTACAACCCTTGGAGTTGCCGCAAAAGCCGGCGATTCGCTTTACCTCGCAGCCGAGGCCGGGGCTTCGGGGGCAGCCTTCAAATACGCACCGGTAGCCCTTGTGGGCGAAAGTTACGACGTGGACGCGCTTAGCAACCATATCGTAAACGCTTGGACTATTGGGCAGATTCGGGAAAGCAATATCCCGCCTATCGGTGCCGAAGTGAAAGCCAAACTTACCGGTATTCAGTTTATCTAATTTAATCGGGAAAAGTTATGCAAAGGAGCTTAATGATTGGCATTACCGAAAAGGATATGCAGGCTGTAGTTAATACCTACGACCTTAACCCGTATTACTATCCTACCTTGTTCCCTTTGAAGGAGAATTACACGATGACGTGGAAAGCCCTTGAAACGCAGGTAGGGTTAAAGATTGCCGGCGACCTTGTAGCTCGCGGCGCAAGTATCAACAAAAAGACCCGCGAAGCTATTGCGCGTATTCAAGGCGATATTCCGAAGGTGGCTATTAAGCGCACCAAGGACGAAAACGAGCTTAACGAATACGAAATTATGGTCGCCATGACTTCCGCGAACCCCGACCTTCGGGCGTTGGTAGAAGCGTGGGCCGAAGATACGCAATTTTGCTGGGACGGCGTAGCGGCCCGTTTGGAATGGATTGCGTTGCAGTCTATTTCGTTGGGCAAAGTAACGCTTACTAACGAAAACAACAATAGCGTAATTACCGAGTACGACGTAGATTATCAAATCGACGCAACGCAGAAGGTCGGATTTCAGACCGGCTCGGCCGCTTGGAACACCACCGGCGCGAAACCGTTTAGCAAGGACTTTAAGGCTATCGTAGCTAAGGCCAAGAAGAAGGGTATTAGATTGAAGTACGCCTTTATGAACCTTGACACCTTCTCGCTTATGGCTCAGACCGAGGAAGTAGTAAAACTTTCCGCTTCGTTCGCGGCTAACGCCTTGAACATCGCACAAACGCCGAGCTTGGAACAGGTAAACGCAGCTATGAAGGGTTTGGCGTACTTGCGTGGCTTACAGGTCGTAGTTATCGACCAAGATATTACTATTGAGAAGGACGACGGAAGCCGCCCGTTCAGTGGAAACCCGTTTGCCGACGACGTAGTAATGTTCAGCGAAAGCAAGGTACTCGGTTCGACCTATTGGAAGAAGCCGGCCGATATGAACCTTAAAGGTTCCGTAGCAATCAAAGCTATGAACGGACACACCTGCGTAAAGAAGTATTCCACCGAGGAACCTATCGAAGAAGTTACCGTAGGAATTGCAAACGCTTTCCCGGCTTGGCTTTCTTCGGGCCGTTCCTTCCTTATGGACACTTCTAACAGCACCTGGACACACTAACCGGAAAGGGACGGCCGGCAACGGTCGCCCCTATCCTAATACCCTTACCCGATGACTTACAAAGAATGGATTACTAAGACGGTCGGCAAATTCCAGCTATCGGCGGACGACGTGGATTTGATACTTTGCAACCAAAGCGGACTTATCCCCGACCCGGACGCACCGGTAGACGTGCGGAAGGCTAAAACGGCCATTTGCCGAGAGTTTACAACGCTTATCCCCCTTGCCAATATCGGAGAAGGCGGGTATTCCATTAGTTGGAATTGGGACGCTATCAAACTTTGGTATAACGCGACTTGCACGGAATTAGGCATTACGCCGGCCGGCAAGCCCAAAATTCGGAACAAAAGCAACGTATGGTAACGACTTCCTACCAATACCCGCAATACTTGTACGCCTTGCAGCACGACGGCGAAAGCGTCCAATTACCTAACGGTTCTTGGGAAACGCCCGCCGCCGCATGGGAGTTAAAAGCAGTTTGCCGGGAAGAAACCAACGGTAAAGGTTCGACAATTCAGACCGCCGACGGAGAAACCCGCGTATTCGCTTCGCTTATCCAGCTACCGAAAGGTACGGCCAAAATTCCCGAAGGCACGCAGGTAATTGTAACGCGGGAGAAGGTAGACGTTAGCCAGCTTTCGAATACCGAGTTTGTAGAAGCAGCCAAAGCAACGGGCTTAGTTGTAGTAACCGGAACTTGCGAAAAGTTCGACCTCGGCCGGCTTCATTGCCGGTTATGGATTTAACACAAAGAGGTATGCAGAGTATAGAAACCGATGATATTCTTTTTGAGATTCTGAACGCTTCGGCCGAATTGAAAGCGGCCCTTAGCGGCGGAATATTCGTGCAGGGAGAACGGCCGGATAATTCCGGGAAGGAAGACGTAGTAATTAACAACCTATTCCTAAACCACGAAGTACCGCAAACCGGAACTTCAAACGTAAATATCCACGTCCCCGACAAAAAGGAAAGGATAGGCCGAACCGAACAATTTAAGGCGCATAGGGAGCGAATACGCGAACTAACGGCTATTGTTCTATCGGTTCTAAAATCGGCGAACATTACCGGGCTGACTATTCGGGTTTCTACGGAAGCCATAATTAAAGAACCGGGCATTAACGAGCATTACAACAACTTGCGGGTAGAATGGAATATACAACGAACTAATTAAAATTTACGACAATGGCAGCAAAGAAAACTTATACTATCGGTCTTTCCAAGATTGAGGTAGGAGCAATTGCCGAGGACGGCGGTATGGGCGAAACCTTGGACGTATTGGGTTATACCTACCAAGACACCTGCACGATGACGCAGGAAGACCCGGAAACAACCGACCACTACGCCGAAGAAGTGGACGACCCCGTAATAAGCATTAGCCGGGGCGGAAAAACGAACTTCAACTTTTCGATTATGAACCCTTCGGTTACGGTTCTTGCCGACCTTTTGGGCGGCGTAGGTACCCCCGGCACGGGTTCAACGCCGGATAAATGGGAAGCTCCGGATAAAATCCCCGTAGTCGAAAAGTCGGTACGCATTACCCCGGAACAGGGCCTTAAATTCGAGATTCCGCGCATGAAACTCGTAAGTAAGATTAACGCAACTTTCAGTAAAAGCGGTATTCTTCTTATCGAGGTTGCCGGTACCGTATTGCAGCCGACCAAAACGGGAACTAAGAAAATAACCGCTACGCTTATGACCGCCGCAGACGTGCAGGCATAACGCGGGGAAAGCCTTACTTTAACCCGAAAGCCCCCAAATGAAAGTTTCGGGGGCTTTCTTGATTTAACGACGATATGAACGACGATACGATAAGAGAAAAAACGGATTTAGAGTTAGAGCGCGAAGAACTTAACCTTTTGGTAAAGCAAGGTATAAAGTTCAGCGTTACGCATAAAATCCGCCGGCATAAAAAAGGCGTTAAAGGATTCTTCCAACGTCCCGAAGTAATTACGGTAAAGGAAGACTTCGAAATACAGGAACCTACGCTTTCGGTTCTTGACAGACTTAGCGCGATATGGGTAGAAATGGGCTTAGACGAAAAACGGCTTACAGCCGGCGGAACGGAAACCTTGGCGGAAGCGAAGCGCATAGCCAAAGATAACGCCGCACGTATGGCCCGAATAATCGCTATTGCCGTATTGGGCGAAGATTACCACGTTACCGAAGTTTGCGCGGGTGGAAGGGTAAAAAAATACAACGACGATAAGGAGTTAGACCGGCTTACGGCCCTTTTCTTCCACACTATTAAACCTTCCAAATTGGTAGGACTTTCCGAAGCCGTAACCAGCGTAAGCAACTTAGGGGATTTTATAAACTCTATGCGCTTGATGAGCGGCGCAAGAACGACCCAACCGAGGACGGAGCGCATAGAGTAATAGGGCTTAATAGTCCTTACGGCCGCCGGGGTTCGATTTGCGCCCACCTTGGCTGGACTTGGGATTACTTACATCACGGCGTAGCTTGGGCCGTTGTTCAACGGTTGTTAATCGACGCGCCGCGCATGGCCGACGACGAAGACGGCAATACAGCGGGCAACACGACAACCAAGATAACCAGCGAGAACGCCGAAAGTATTTTACAACAAATAAATAGCATTATCCGATGAATATAAAAGGCGGTGCCTTGGAGTTCGATATAATTGCGAATAACGGGCAAATAAATAGCGCATTGGCCGAAACCAAAAGGCGCGTACAGGGTTTCACGGACGCAACCGTAGAAGGCGGCGACCGTATGGAAGCCGCGTACAGAGAAGCCGCCGCACAAATTGAAGCGGCGTTTAAGGATATAGACACTATGGCCGCAATCCATAGTAACGCAATCGCCGACCTTGAAAAAGAGTACGCCCGCTTGGGCGAAGCGGCCGGGGCCGCCTTTATGAAAGGCACCGCCAAGGGGGACGAAGAATATAGGGCATTAACGGCCAAACAACAGGCTATAAAAGACGAAATAGCCCAGCGGAAAGCACTTTTGCAGGAAGTGGCGAACACGGCGGACGCTTTACAGAAAGAAGAACAAACCTTAAACGAGAATAAGGCCAAGGTAGAGCAAAACGCGAAGGCGAAAGGCATGTTACGAACGCAAGTTATGAACCTTAAAAATTCACTTGCGGAAATGGAACAGAACGGGAAGCGTAATACGGACGAATACCGGGCTATGCAGGCGGAATTAGGCCGTTTGGCGGACGCTATGGCCGACGCAAATACGCAGGCTAAAATTATGTCCGACGACTACCAAAATATGAATACCGTATTAGAGGTAATGGGCGGTATAAGCGGGGCTTTTTCGGCCGCGCAGGGTGCGGTAGGACTGTTTGCCGGGGAAAATGAAAACTTGCAAAAGATTATGGTTAAAGTTCAGTCCCTTATGGCTATAACCATAGGCTTACAGCAGGTAGCCAAAACCTTAAACAAGGATTCATATACCCAGCTTGTATTAGTTCGCAAGGCGAAAGAATTACTTACCGTAGCGGAAACGAAGTTTGCTACGGCTTTGGGTATTTCCAACGTAGCGGCAAAGGCGTTAATGGCGACCTTAACCCTTGGCCTTTCAGTAGCGATTACCGCTGCGATAGCCTTAATTTCCAAATTCATATCCAAGAATCGGGAAGCAAAGAAGGCGCAAGAAGAATTTAATAACAAAGTGGTAGAAGCTGCCGCCGAACCGGTTACAGCAATTACCGAGCTTTCCACCGCATGGAACCGGCTGGGTAACGATATGGCCGCTAAAAACAAGTTTATCGAAGACAATAAAGACCGCTTCGAGGACTTGGGATTTTCCATTAAGACGGTTAAAGAAGCGGAAGACTTGTTAGTAGCTAATAAGTCGAAGTTTATAGAAGCCTGCTTAGAACGGGCCAAAGCGTTAGCCGTACAGGAATTGGCCGTAGAGAAATACAAGGAAGTATTAAAAGCCCAGCAGGAATTAGAAGCTACTCCGAAAGCGTATGTATCGAAGAAGGGAACATATAAGGACGGTTACGGCGTAGAGCGTAAAGGCGTTATAATTGAAAAATCCCGCGATTGGAAAAAGGCCGAAGATGCCGTAGCGAAAGCGGAACGGGAATATAACGCCTTGATAAACCAGCAAGTAGAATTTACCGCAAAAGAACGCGAAATTTTGGATTCTATCGGGGGCGGTGCGGATAAAGTGGCGGAAGGCAGTATAGAAGCTCTGGAAAAGACTATTTCAAAGTTGCGTGCAAAGTATAAGGAAGCTACCACCGATAAGGAGCGGGCCGAGTTATTGGCGAAAATCAAAGAACAGGAAGCGTTACTTAAAAAAATGGATTTATCCGGCACGTCTTCTAAGACTACGCAAAAAGACCCGTTTACGGAACAATTGGAAGCCCGGAAAAAGAAATATACGGAGTATTACAATTGGGTAAATTCCAAAGACGAAGTAGTACGCAATGCCGCAAAAGCCGAGTTCGCCGGGTTGCTGAAAGAAGGAAGTAGCTATTTGGATTATTTACAGAAGCAGCGCGACCAGCTTATTAAGGCTATCGGAAGCGGAACGGCCACAAAGACACAAGCCGAAGAATTGCAGAAGCTAAATAACGCCATAGCCAACGAAACGAAGGAAACCGTTTTAGCCGGATTCGAAAAGGAGCTTAAAGAACAACTTTCCGGGGCACGTTCCATTTTGGAAATGGTTAATATCTTGGAAGAAAAGCGTAAGGCTTTGACCGGGGACGGTTCCGACCTTGACAAAGGTAAAAGCGACATTATTAAGAAGCAGCAGGAAGACGTAGAGCAAAAGGCCAAAGACCGGACAAAAGCCCTATTATCCGAATATGCGGACTATTTGGGTAAGAAGATAACCTTTGAAGCCAACTACGCCGAAAATAGCCGCCTTCTTAACGAGCAATTGGCGAAGGCCAAGACGGACGACGAACGCCGTATAGCCTTGGAAGCCTTGGCGAATTTGGAGAAAGAGCGCAAAAAATACGCAAAAAGTTCGGGGAACGAAGACTACGACGCATTGGTAGAGGAATACAAAACATATCAGCAAAAATGCGCCGATATTTCCGCGCAATACGACGAAAAAATAGCATTGGCAACCCAGCAGAATAACGAAGAATTAGTAGCGAAATTGCAGGAAGCCAAGAATAAGGCCCTTTCGTCCGCAGCGTTGCAGGAATTGACCGATTCCGGGGCTTGGGAGCAACTTTTCGGGAACCTCGACGACCTTACTACGGCGCAAATACAGGCCCTTATAGATAAAATCGAAGCGCAAAAGGCCCAATTAGGCGTAGAACTTAACCCGCAAGACTTAGACGTAGTTTTAAGCAAGTTGCGGGAAGCCAAGGACGAAATACAGACCCGCAACCCGTTTAAGGCCCTTTCTACGGCTTTGAAGGACTATAAGAAGGACGCAAGTAAAGCGAACCTATCCGAAGTATTCAAAGGCGTAGGGGCTACGGCCGATTTGGTAAAAGGTTCGTTCGACGCGGTTACGGGTGCTATTGAGAAAATGGGAGGTTCTATGGACGACGAAACCCAAGCTATTTTAGGGGACGTAGGCGGAATTGTGGACGGAATAGGGCAAATGGCACAGGGGTACGCAACTATGAACCCGGCCCAAATGATACAGGGAGCCGTAGGTATGCTAACTTCCGTCTTTGACCTGTTCAACTCCCGCGACCGTAAGGCCGAACGAGCCATTAAGAAACACGCTGCTGCCGTCGAAGAATTGGAACGCGCCTACAAAGCACTTGAACACGCCGTAGATAAGGCGTTAGGCGAATCGGTTTACGATAACCAAAAGGCCCTTATTAACAATATGCGCGAACAACGCGCGCACTTGCGGGCTATGTGGGAAGCGGAAGAAAGCAAGAAAAAAACCGATAGTGGTAAGGTAAACCAATATAAGGAGCAGTACGAAGAATTAGGCCGCCAAATCGAAGACACCATAGCCGAAATTACGGAAAGCGTAACGCAGACTTCGGCAAAGGACTTGGCTACGCAATTGTCCGACGCGATAGCCGAAGCCTACTCCGACGGCTTCAACAGCGACAAAGTAAAAAGCGCGATTGAAAAGGTTACGAACCAGGTATTAGGTAATGCCGTAAAGAACGCCTTAAAAAAACAATTCCTCGAACAGCAGCTACAAAATGCCGTAAAGCAGTTGCAGCGCGATATGGGTTTTAACGATGAAGGCGGCGGTTCCTTCGACGGCTTGACCCCGGAAGAACAGCAACGGTTTAAGGATAGAGTAAAATCAATAGCCCAAGGGTACGCCGAAGCCTTGAAGTTGTACGAAGATTTGTTTAAGGACTTGGACGATAACGGCGACCCTACTACGAGCCTATCCGGTGCAATTAAGGGAGCCAGCCAAGAAAGTATAGATTTATTGGCCGGACAAACGAACGCCGTACGTGTAAACCAAGTGCAGGAAATAGAAATCTTGCGCCAGCAGCTTATACACCTTGCCAACATCGACGGCAAATTAAGCGTATCGAACCGGCACCTTGAACAGATAGAAAAGAATACTTCGGGAAGCGCGTCCGACCCGTTACGGGCGCAAGGAATAACAATGTAGCGATATGGAAGTAAATAAACGATTGGCCCGCGACGCCAAAAAGAAAGGCATTTGCGAAGAATGGTACGGCCGCCTTATAGATACCAAAGGGAAAGACGAACTTATTAAAATGTACCTTGAAGGTATCGACTTTTGCCTAAGCAACGAGTACCCCAGCAACGAATTTATACGCCAGCACTTCGTAGGTACTTGCGAAGCCTACGGCGTGTTCCTCGACCAAGCTATTACGGCAGGAAACTTCCGGCACGTAGTAGCCCTTGGCCGTTGCGAGGGTACCGCCACTTACGACGGTTGGAACGTAGGGCAGGTATTCGCAAAGCACCAAAGCCGGTTAAAGGTTCTTGCTACCGGTAATTCCTTCGTAATGGTAGACGTATTCGACGATACCACCGTAGAAGTAGAAGCACGGGATAACGCGAAGATTTGCGTAAACCACTACGGCGGGAACTTGACGACTACCACCGGCGACGGCGAAGGTAACGCGATAATAAAAGTTATTCGAAAAACGACTAAAACGTATTGATATGGCAGACGAAAGTAACATTATCCTAAATATGCCCTTCGATGAAGCGGCCGGTTCTACCATTGCTTACGATTACAGCAAGACACGGGCGGACGGTACGGTAGTAGAAGCAGATTTTACCGGCGGAAAGCAAGGCAATTGTATAAAGTTCGACGGTAACGGGCATTGCGATATAGACAAAAACGTAATTCCCCTTACCGGGAACTTTACCCTGCTTGCCTGGTTGAAGCGTTCAGCCTTCCCGGACGGCTTTACAGGTAAGCGTATCGGATTCTTTGCCCGCTGGGAAGCCATAGAAGGTTATACGGAAGCGTGGTTTAACCTTGCGGCCGATACTTGGGGCTATTGGGCTATCGTCAAAGAGGGCCTAACAATCCGCATTTACCTTGATACGGCATTGGTGCAGACCATTACGCTACCCGCCCAGCCTACCGGTTTCGCTATCCTGCAAGACATCTATACGACCGCCAACGGGTACGGTTGTATCGACGAAGTTAAGGTATATAATACCGCCTTGCCGCAGGAAGAAATTACCGAAAGTATTGCTACGGTGGCGCAATTGGCTTACAGTATAGACGGAACCGATTTTAAGGCTTGGGATATTTATGTAAGCGAAAGTAACGGCCTTCTTGACCGTCCCAAAATGAAAACCCCGGTTTCCGTTGATTGGCCGGATTATCACGGGGAGATAGTAGACCTTGAAAACAAGATACTGCAACCCCGCGAAATAGCCCTTAATTGCTTTATGAAAGCGAACGGGAAGGTAGACTTTGTTACGAAGCTAAACGACTTCTTGGACGTATTCAACCGGCCCAACACCCAGCGGCTTATGGTAGATATACACCCTACGAAACCGTTGCTTTACGAAGTCTATAACGAGAACGGGGTAGCCATTAACAAACGTTGGAACGACG